TCATCTATGTGTCTAGTGAGAATACTATTTGAAGCAATCTTTGTGCCATCTACAGCATTATCTGCAATATTACTAGTAGCAATTGTGTTTGCTGCAATATCTGCTGATACAATACTTCCATTTACTATACTTGCTGATACTACAGAGTTTGCTGCTAATTGGTCTGCTCCAACTGCATCATCTGCAATATGGTCTGATGTTATTTGGTCGTCATCTATATGTTTAGTAAGAATAGAGTTTTGTGCTATCTTTGCTGATGTTACTGCATTAGTAGCTATTTGAGCCGTTCCTACTTTACCGTCTGCTATTGCATCAGAAGTAGAATATGCAGCTGTACCCATGAACCCATGATTAGAACATTGATAGTATAAAACTTGTGGGGTTGAAGTTGTGACCGCTATTTGTGTATAAGCGCCTGATGAACCTGGAGTACCATTTGTTGTTACTCCAGTAGTATATGCTGTTGTTTTATCTGCCTCTAAATAAAAACGAAGTGGGTGTCCACTATTCGTTGAATCAGCTTGGTCAAATTTATATGTGTTTCCTGGAATAAGTAATAGATAAGGAGATTCTAGACCGTCAATACTATAACCATTTGAACTACCCTGTCCATTATAGGCATGAGCTGCGCTCTTAGTTATAACTTTTACTTCATAAGTTTGCGTGCCAAAAGTATTTACGCCCTGTGGAGCATATGTTAATATTCCATCTCCACTAGTATTACCATCAACATGTTTTCTTAAAAACAGTTTTCCGTCTTTTGTATTTATACCTACCTCTCCTAATGCTAAGTTAGAAGTAGTTGGTAGATTTCCAGCGGTATTTGAACGCTTTAATTTAATTGTTTGTGCCATATGTATGACTCCTTATCTTACTCTATATAGAGGCTATTAGAATGTTCCTCCGTCTAATGTATCTGTAAATTCTAAATCATTTCCTGAGGAGTTAATTTGTAATAATTGATTAGCACCACCTGTTGAGACTGCAAGTCTTTTGTAACCGCCGTCTGAGGCTTTACCGACTAATAAGTCACCGAGTGCTGTTGTTGTTACATCACCTTTTAATTTTACTTCATCTGAACTAATTGCAACAGTAACATTATCTGGATTAACTGCAAAGATATTTGAACCTCCGGTTGTTAAACCATCTCCAGCTGTTACTGTACCAGCTCCTGAGAACTGTGTGAATGAAAGTGATGTTGTATTGAGTGTTATTGTATCTGCAGTTGTAAGTACAAAACCATTACCACCATTTACAGTACCATTTGTAACGAATACAAACATACCTGAAGTAACATCTGCACTTGCATCTGCATCACTTGCTCTTGTTAAAACTGCGGCTGTTGAACCATCACCGACTGTTGTAACTGTATAAATACCATTATCAGCAGCTGTACTTTGGTTCTTCATAAGAACTCTATCACTTGCTGCTAAAGTTACGCCGTCTAGTGTAAATGCTCCATTACCTGAAGCTGTTAGGACACTACCACTTCTACTTGCAGCAAAGTTAGAAACTGAAGCAGCTTTTACTGCATCTTTAATATCTAGTGCTTGTTTTACACTATCTACATATCCTTTTGTTGCTAAGCTGAGTGCGCTATATCCTGACCTATCTACATAACCAGAAGGAACTTTAACTGTTCCTGTTCCGTTAGGTGATAGTGTTAAATCTGTGTTTGAAGATGTTGTAGAAACTGTGCTTCCATTAATATTTACATCATCTACATCTAAGTCGCCAGTAACGTCCATCGCTGCTGTAACAGCTAATGTTGAACCATCAAAAGTAAAGTTTCCGTCATCTTCTATCTCGCCTGATGTACCCGCTATAACTACTCTATTGTTAGTTAAGTCTGAAACTTTTAATGTGGAAACAGTTGTTGAACCAGCTCCAAGTGAGCCACTAACATCTGCGTTACCGTTAACATCTAATGTTGTTGTTGTAATATCAACTTCTGTATCTGCAGCGATTGCTAATACACCATCACTGGGTGAAGAAACACTTAGTGCTGAATCTCTGAATTGTAAAGCCATAGACGAATTAAGTCTAAGAGCTGTATCAGCAACGTGTGTTAAAGTTACATCGTTATCTGCACCAAAACCTAAAACTGCTGAATCGCTGTCTAATTTAAGGTCGTTACTAATATTAACAGAAGTAGAAGCATTTATATCTACTGTTGGTGCAGTAATTTCTAATTCTGTATCTGCATCAATATCTAATTGACCATCTGTAGATGAACCAATAGTTAGTGCATTATCTCTAAATTGGAAAACACTATTTGAGTTGAATAGTAAACCTGTATCGGCAACGTGAGTTAAGTTTACATCATTGTCTGCTCCAAAGTTAAGAACTGCACTATCTGATACTAATGATACATCATCAGCAAAAGTTGTATCTTGTCCAACTACAATTTTCTCACTTGAGTTTGTAGTTACTAATTTAAGGTAAGAAGTAGAACCTTCTTTTATATCTAAAGAAGCTGCTTCATTATCTTTTATTGATAGAACATTTGTTTGAGCACTTGCATCTACAGTACCACCATGATTTAAAGTAAGTGTGCCTGTAGTTGTTACAGTTAGTGCACCTGATGTAGTGCTAATTGTATTACCGTTAAGTTGTAAATTGTCAACTAGTAAGTTATCTACTTTACTACTACTATCTGTTATGATAGCTGAGCTTGCTGTTAAAGTACCTGGTGTATGGTCTGCTAAATCTGCAAAATACTTACCACCGATTACTAATACGCTACCATCAGCGGGATTACCTATAAATAGTCTGGAACCGCTATTTCCACTAGTTCCAGCTCCTCCAGTGTAGGCTAATTCACCTGCACTTAGACTGCCTGGAGCCGAAGTACCGGTACCTCTTTTAATTTTAATTGTTGTTGCCATATTATTTCTCTATTGAGTTAAAAACTCCCTGCATCTACGGTCTCCATGTCGCCTGTCGCTTGTGCTAATGGTACGAACTGAAATACACCTGAAGATGTTTCTCTGTATACTTTGAGTTGATTATCATTTAGGTCATAAAAGAAATCGCCTTCTGATAAATTTGTAGTGCTTGCACTTGGTGCTTCATTACTTCTAAAAAACTGGTCTGCTAATTGTTCTAATGCATCTTGTACATTTGTAGCAGTGATTACATTATGGGGTGAAAATGATAAAGACGCAGCATCAGTTGACGCATCACTAGGTGATATCGCACTAACACTTACACTTGTTATATCTTCTACTACTGTTATTGTAGTCGCCATTAAAAAGTACTCCCATCTAAGGTATCCATATCATCTCCTGCTTGTAGCAAGATTTGAAATGTACCATCTCTAAAAACCTTTAATTGATTTGTATTTGTATTATAAAACAAATCTCCTTCATCTAAATGTGGCTCAGTTTCTGTTGTTGGGTCTGTTGCCCCTCTTGAAAACTGAGATTCTAATTGTTCAATAGCTTCTTGAACATTTGTTTCTGTTATTGTAGTGTGTGCATCATTTACAACATCAATTGCTGTAAAGGCACGAAAAAATTTTTCTACAATAACATCTTTTGTTTCTTTAACTAGATTTGCAATTATTTCTGAGTTTGGAGTTGTAACAGTTATATTTGTTACATCTGCAGCACAGAGTACATTTGTTCTTGCTAATCTATTTAAACCTATGCGGCTCATCTTGTTACTTCACCAGATACTGTTGCTGTTCCTTGAATAAGTCTTTGTGAAGTAGTGCTTGTAAATAACTCCAAGTCATAAAAATACTGTCCAACATCTATATCATCTGTTACTGTATTTGCAAGTGACATTGTAAGTATTCCATTTGAAGCGTTGGTAATTGTACAAGTGAAGGTAGCCGTAAGAGTACTAGAATCAATTGTAGGGCGCAGCTGTGCCCTTGCACTAAAACCTGTAAGATTTTTTGCAGAGCCATCTTCTTGTACAGTAAGTTGTAACGAGAAATCACTGCCCTGGTCTATTTTTATGTTGTAAGTTCCTGCACTCATGGTTTTCTTCTTATACCTCCAATGGTTTAATTATACCAAAAATTTGCACCTCGTGTCAACTATTATTTTTGGAGTGTTTTATTATATCTTATCCTTTCGGGTATTTATCCTTGACCGCTTTTCTTGATAAATAAAAATTGCCAGTTTTTGCATCTGCTCCAAACTTTCCATTATCAATATCATGATAAAGTAAATCTAATTGTTCCGACCATACAGAATAATATAGTCCTCTTTTTGAATCTGTAGTTGAACCAGATTTTGTTAAATTTATATTCATTCTCCATACCTCTTAATTATAATCTTTTCTGTTCCCCAGTTTTTGTATCCCAGCTTTTTAAATTTCACTCTATATGTTCCAGGCTCTGTTGCTGTAAGTGTTAAAGTAGTATCACTCATAGTTCCTGCAGATACATCATCAATAAATACTTCTGTTCCTGAAGGCAGTCCTGTTATATTAACAACACTATCTAGTGCAGGTGTTGTAGTGCTAAATGTAGGATTAAAAATACTTTTTTCTATTACATCTGTTCCATCACTATTTACCCAAAAGTCTCCATCGTGTGGTATTGCCTCTTGCTCAGTGCTACAGTATGAGAATCCTGCATTTGCTTGTTCAGTCTTAATAGTATCGTTTACTAAACCATTAGTTGCTGAAGCTATCTCTTTTGTTGAATCATTATAAAAAACATGCCATGTCATAGGCTTCCTCCTCCTAAAAAATTTTCCTCTGAAAAAATTACATATGAATAAAAATATACAGCGCTTTGATTAAATGAGCTTACTGATGTGTTAAGTCCTAAACTTCCCCTATTTTTTAAAGTTATATTTGTTGAGTCTGCAAAAGCAGTCATACCGCTTTCAGCAGAAACATCTTCTGCATCTGGACCAGCTGGTGGTGGGAAACCGCCTCCACCGCCTCCTCCACTAGTATCCTCCTCTGTGATTTGAAAAAAGTGTGGAGTCCATACTCTTTGTGCTACTCCGCTTGATATATCATCAGCAGTACACCAACGAGCTGCAAATGCAGGAGTATATCCAAGACCGTGTGCTATATCTACTTCGTGTGCTGTATAAGTGACTCCATCAAAAACAAAGGAAGCATTTGCAGGTTCTTCTGGAACAAGTATACCCTGTCCAAAAGAGTGCACAAGTAAACTTGCTATCGCATTTGAATCAAAAGCTAAAGGAGTTGTTGAGCTTGAATCTGTAACATCTACTCCTGATTTAGATACAAAAACTCCATGTTCACTTCCTCTTTTACCTAATAATACTCTATTCGCCATTAGAACCTCTGTCCGCTTCCTGCAAAATTTGGAATCATAACTACTCTTCCAGTTATTCCACTATCTAATGATGCGGTTTGAGTAATAGATATTCTTACTGTAGTTGAATTTACAGATGTAAGTGTTGGAGCAGTACTAAAAGTTCCTATGTCTGAATCTTCGTCTGTTTCACTACCTAATCCAGAACTTCCTAGAATAGCTGTTAGAGAACTAGCTGTAATTCCTGGATTCGCAAAATCAAAATTTTGTGATTGATTAGCTGTGCCACTAAATGAATTTGAAACAGCAACAGTTGTTTGATTACTGACAGGACGCAATACTTGAAATAAAGATTTTATATCTCCACCTGCTCCCTTATCAGTATTGAATATTAACTTATCATCACTGCAACTGGTAACATCTTCTCCTGGTTTACTAATCCATAAACCATACTTGGTGTCTCCTCCTCTTGCTGTGCTTGCTTTTCCTAATAATACTCTATTTGCCATAATTTATCCAAAGTTTGATGTTGTCATATATCCGTAAGCACAAGGTATTCTTAATACAAAATAACTTACATTAAGTGCATTAAGAAAAGATGTTGGTGGAGAACCTGTAGTAGTATTTTGATATGTTCTTCCATCTAGTGGCGTATCATTATCTAAAGTTCCTCCATCATCTGGATTTGCTCGTGCTTCTGCAGGAGTAAAAGTACTTGTTGTTGTTTTCCATATACTTACATTATCTACAAAGTACTCGTCACCCCCTACCTGAAATCTTTGTCCCTTATTTTTTTCTGATACAATCACCAAAGGAATATATCCTAGTGATGATTTGCTGTTTGTTGTTAAAAAGTTGTCTCCACTTGCACCAATACTCGCTATATTATTAGCTCCTGCATATACTTGTCCTGTTCTATTTAATCTAGAATCAAATAACATATTTTTAGCTGCTGTTGTTAACACATTTTCTGTTGGTTTTGAAACTAATAAACCAAAGTTTCCGTCTGGTAATTTTCCTAATACTACTCTATTTGCCATTATGAACTATCCGCTATAACTATACGCGGTCCTCCGTCTGATGCATTTGATTGTATATCTATTGAACTACTAGCAATTGCTGTTGTATTATTAGATAAGAATTGTGTAGTACCTGATGTAAGTTTTATTCTACCTGCTGTAACTGATGTTGATGCTGTAAAGAGTGTTTGTATTACTTGTGCAGTAGTTAAGTTAGATACATTTCCTAGCCCAACATCATCTGCAGTTGTACCTGACCTAATACTAGCTATGGATGATGTCGCTGCATCGCCTAATCCTGAAACATTACTACTTGTTATATTTAAACCTGCTGCTGTAATACTTACTGCGCCTGTACTTCCATTTACAGATTGTACTGGTGCTCCTGCTGATGTAATAAAATTACTATCATTTGTTAAACTTCCAATCGTTAAGGCACCTGAACCAGATAATTTAAGTCTATTCGCTGCTATTGTGCCTGTAGAAATATTTGCGCCATCAATAGTTGTAATAGAACTACCGTCTTCTGAGAATGTTCCACCACTAAAAGTTACTACTCCTGTAAATGCAGTCTGTTTAACTATTGCACTATAGGTTACAGTACAAGTAGCATCTGAAGCCAAACTTTGTCCTCCACTATACCTTACAGTCCAGAAACTACTTGTTGAACCAACATCTTGAGTTCTTGGTTCATTTGTCCATTTATCTGTTGCTGAAGTATCTGATAGCCCTAAAACTTCTGTTGCTCCACTACCACCATTTATATCTCCGGTAGAGAACGTATAAGTAGTTGTGCCTGGAGCACTTGGAGCTACCCCTGTATTTGAAGTTTTTTCATAATACAGATAACCTTGTACTTGTTTTAATCCATCTGAGCCTGCAGGCCCTTGTACACCAGTTGTTGCTACATATTGCTCACTAATACTATAATTTGTTGAACCATCGGTCGCTACTTTTGCAAGTATAAAATCTCTTGCTACATCAGGAACAAAACTTTGTTTATTTACACTCGCTCCCGAGTATGGTTTCTGTACTATCTCATCTAAGAAAAGAAGTGTGTCTGTTTCTATGTGTCTTACTTTACCAAAATAAGTTACAGGAGTAAAAGTAAGGGTTGTTCCGTCTGCAATAGATTGTTTATTAGAAAATGTAATTGTTGCTCCATCTACATTCGTTACAATTGGTTTACCTGTGCTAGAACTTTCTGAATCAACTGTTATAAGACCTACTCCAGTACCAGTTACTGCCATGCCTACTTTTATATTGCTATTAGCTCCTGTTAAAGTAACTGTTGTAGAATCTGAAGTGGCCCCACTTGTAGCACCAGTAGTAGTGCTTCCATTTGTTATTTGTATTAAATCTCCGCCAGAAAAATCAGTTCCAAAACTAGTTCCTGTTCCATTTACTTGGTTTGAAAATTGGTCTACTTGTACTGTTCCAGAAATTGCTGCAAGTCCTTCATTTGATGCCCCAACTTCTTTTAAATAAGTAATAGGAACAGTTGCAGTACTATTTGTTACCGCTTGAACTGCTTTAAATCTATCTGAAGAATCACTCTGGTCAAATACCATAAAAGCCTCTGCGTTTGCACCCATTCCTGCAAAGGACTGAGAAAAAGTAACAGCAGCACTTGAAGTATTTGTAAAAATTTCAGCTGTTGGTGAAATTAAAGTATAGGTGCTATTTCCTATACTTAGTAATCCGCTTGAAGAATTTATAGTAAATGTTTGGTCTACATTTCCTCCTCTTGCTAAAGATTCAAATCTTGATTGTAATGGAGGTAATAATTCTCCTGAAGAGATAGTAAAGTTTCTACTTATTGGTTGAGAAACTGTACCTACATTTGATATTGTTCTTATAGTTACAGAATATTCCCCTGCGCTTAATATTTGAGTAGAAAAACTCTGGTCGTTAGTTCCTAAATTTACTGTTTTTTTGACCCCTTCAAAATCATGTTCTAATTTAAATCCACTTGCAAATCTATACCTAGCTCCATCACTATCTACTGGGAAGTCCCAAGTAATCACCACTTCATGACCACTTGCTGTTCCTTCCTCTCCAGCATCTGAAGTAGTATCTATTGGCCTAACATTTGCTACTAAATTAGTCGGAGCAGGAACAACATCATCAAAGTTTGGACCAGTATCTGTTGGTCTTGGTTCAAGAGAAAAACCTCTTTCAATTTCTGAAAATTTTCCTCTGAAGTATATGCCTGCAACTATATCAAATTGATGTTTATCTTTTTCTGATATTGATACAATTTTATATTCTTTTGTAGTTCCTGTTAGTTCTTTTCCTTCTGTGTTAAATAGTTTGAGTGCCCACATAACTTCTGCATCTGGAGCAGCGCTAAAAGCACTTCCAACAGTAAGAGAATTAACAGTTCCTGAAGACGTTGTTACTTCTTGTTTTTCTACTCTAACATTCTCTGACCATACTACATCTATTGCATTATTACTATCATCTTTCGCATTTGCTGCAGCTGTAGTACTTGTAATACTTGTAAGTAAGTCTCCTCTGAAAAAAGTAGTTCCGCCAATAACAGCAGAGTCTTCTTGTAAATATGCTCCGCCTTTTGGATATATTAAAAATAATTGATGTTTAAAATCACTACTGTAAGCAGGTAAACTTATACTTCTATCAAGAGGTATGACAGTTGTAGACCTTGTTCCAGTATTTGATACTCTTCCTGAATATGAGCTTCTATCTCTATCTGAGTCTTGAACATTAATAATATCCCCAGGTTTTAATCCTATTGCATTTAATCCTGTGCTAAAACTTACAGTTTCTTTTTCATTTTGTTCGCTTAGTAATTTCCATTTTCCTAATCTATGTGCTTGACCTCTTGATGTGCAACCAAAAGCAAGTTGTTCTTCTCTTACGATTCTTCCTGTTTCTGCTATACTTTGATAGTCTTCAACATACTCCGTTGTCTGTCTAAAACTATCATCTGGGTCATTCCAGGTTACTTTGATTTGATTTGTTCTTACTCTATCTCCAGTTCCTTCATAAGTAAACTCTCCTCCTATTACATTTGCTTTTGAAAATGAATATACAGGTTGTTGAGGACGGTCAACTGCAAATGTTAATTGCCCCTCATTCCAAAGTGCCATTCCTCTAAAAATACTTGCAAACTGTTTCAGAACTTTTGTTGCTTCCCCACCTTTTGATAAATATATATTTGCAGTAAATCTAGGTTCTACTCCTCCATCTCCATCTGGAATTTCTTCATCACAAAATTTTGCAATTCTAAATAATTCATAAATGTCAATTTGAGATTTATCAACAAATTGTCCTAAACCGTATCTTTCATTTGTTACTAAGTCATAAAAAATCCATGCGGGATTATCAGTATAAACTTTTTTATGGTTTGGAGAGGAAGCATTAAAAGTAGTTTTATCTCCTCTAAAATTACCGTCCCAGTTTTGATAAGAACTTTCTGTGGCTCCTGAAGTTATATTTCTTGTATATGCTGCTGCACCACCTGTTTCATCACGAGTACGATAATTTGTTGGAACTTGAACTTTTAACCCTTTTAAAGTGTAGGCTCTTGAAGGTAGCTTGCCATCAAAGTCTTTTGCATTAAATCCTAAAGCTGCATATGCAGTATGTGGATATATTAATTTATCTTTTGAAATACTTTCTACAGTTTGTAGTGTACAAGGATTTGTGTGTTGAAAAGAACCGTCTTTAAAATTTAAATCATTTATTCTTCTAATACGAATTCTCCAATCATCATAAGGTTGAAACTGTTCTGTATTTATTACAAACTGTTCAATGAATGGAGTGTATTGTGCTTCACCTGGTTTTATATATCCATTATTTACACCTTTACCAAAAATGCTACCATCTACAAAGAAGTTTACTTTATCAGAACGAGTTTGTATAGAACTATTACTTGGACCAAAAGCAAGTTCTGAAGTAAAAGAACTTCCTCCGTCTACACTATACTCAAAGAATATCTGTAATTCAACAAATGAAGCTCCTTTCTTTCCTGATGAACTTTTAAGAGCATGACAGGCAGGAAGTTGAAAAGTTAAATGTACTTCATCAATTTCAGACGGATTTGATACTTCAAGAAAAGCTGCTGTAAGCAAAGTATCTGAAGCTGTTCCCTCATTCTGAGAGGGTTCGTCTAGTTCAGTAGCATTATAGTTGACACCTAGATTTCCTGAAGTCCCTACATTTGCTCTTAAATCATTTTGTTCTAGTTCTATATTTGGGCTTGTAATAGTTGAAGATTGTCCAAAACTTGTATCTAAAACAAGAGGAGGTTGTAATAAATGTCCTCTATTTAGTCCAAATTTAAAATTTTCTATATTATATAAGTTGCTAATTTTTGTATCAGAATGGTCTGGAGCCGATATAGTAACATTTGTTCCTGTTAGTGTTACTTGGGGAGCAGCAGCTAAAGTTGCTACATTACCAGAAATGCTACTAATTTCTGTTACTAAATCTATAAATATATCTGCATTTGATACTGTGGTAGCTACAGGAGAATCAGTTTGAATTTGTGTTGCTGATAAACGGCTTGCTCCAGTAACTAAGTCTGTTCCATTTGGTCCGGCACCTGTTACTCTTACAAATCCTTTTACTTTTTGAGCACGAATACTTCTCAATAAAGCTGTAGTAAAAAAACTAGAACTTGTTGTTACTAAATTTGTTCCTGCAGTTGCAGATGCTATTCCGGTTCCTTTTGCTCCTGCTTTTTCTACCACTACATGTCGTTTACCAATATTTAAACCAGTAAGATTATTACTTTTTAAACCAGCAATAGTTCCAAATTGAGCACTTGTTATGGTTGCACTTCCTGATGTTGTATCAGCTGTTGTTGTTCTAGATTTTACTAATTCAACTGCTATCTTATCAATTACGGGAACATCATTTACAAATACAGAAGCTAAATCATTTTCTAATCCTTCTATTTCTCCCTCTGATAATATATCATAAGTTAAACACTGTTGAGTTTTATCTGGATTTGCTCTATCTGAATTGGTTTTTACTCCAAAAGGTGCTGTTATATATTTAGCCATTATCTTCCTTGCCCCTTACCTTTTGAAGCTTTCATCACATGTTCAAAAGCAGTTGTAGCATTTGAATCTCCGTAAACGCTTTCTGGGTCTTCTCCATCTGTATCTACATCTCCTGTATTACTTATGGCGCCAGGTTCAAATCCTTGACTTATAGGTGTTCCACCTATTTTTAATCTTCCATATAAAACAGGGACAGGTTGTCCTTGCTCAATATTACTATTTGCTGAGTTAAATAAAAATGCTGGGTCAGATTCCATATCTCCTGCATCAGGTGCAGTCATTTCTGCTATTCCATGAAGAGCTAAACTTGCGCCTATTGCTGTTACGGCCAACCCTGCAAAGTTTAGACTCCCTCCAGTTGCAAGAGCTGAAAAAGCGCTTGTACCAGTTGTGATAGTACCTCCTCCCGCTATGCCCAAATTTATAGTAGTACCTGCAGCTCCTCCGCTTGTAAATAGTCCTGCAGTACCCGGTATAAAAAGCATTGCAGCAATTAATAATAATCCAGCTATAAGTTTTCCTAGGCCTTTACCAGAACCCGCAGGCACTGGTGTTACAATTAGTGTGTCTTTTACAATTCCTTGTAATCCAAGTTCTTCAAATTCCTCTATAAAATCATCTCCATTCTGTATACTAAATTGTATATTTTTTTCATGACACTCTGTTAAATATTCTTTAAATCCATCAACTTGACAATCAATAAGTTTTAATGCTTCACGCACAGAAGATTTCTGACATTTCCAGTCAGTACCAAATTTTTCTCCTAATTCTCCCATCAACTTAACGTGGGTCATAAATATACTCTCCTCTTTCCGGTAACGATACAATTAAATATGGTATACCTAAAACTTTTGACGCATTTTTATCATGCTTGCTTGGACGACAATCTTGCTTATAGTGACTATGGACTACATATAATATTTTTGAAATAATTGAGTGACGAACGTATTCCTTTGGGTCAATATAAAAAGAATTTTCATCTTCACTTTTATTTTCTACAGAAATAAATTTTATTTTGTCATCTTTCTGTACTATGAGTCCGCAACCTTCACGAGGTGCCTCTTTTTCCATATGACTATATATTTCTGGTAATAATTTATTTAAACTTTCTTGCACCAGGGAATCCTCCAAAAGGTAAATAATATTTGCTATCTTTTATGGCTTTTCCTGTGCTGGTTGCTGTTCCAACACTTATAGGATTAAATCCAAATCTACATTGACAAGACGACAGTCTTTTTCCACATAAATCTCCTCTCTGCCAAAAAAGTCCAAAACCAGGACTATTTCCTACATGAGTTTGTTTTGTTTGCCAAACTTGTATAGTTCCCGAACTTGGTATAACATAATCATTAAATCTATCATCAGTATATGCAAAATAAGTAGTACTATTATTATATGTTGTGTGAACCCTGACTCTTTGCCAATCTGCTGATGAGTCAGAAGGTGCTGCACTTGTGCTTCTTACTGCCTGCCAAAAATTAGTAACGGTACTTCCATCTGCTGAAGTATCTATCTCTCCATCTTTATTAAATCTTCTAACACCACTTGCGGTGCCTAAAGTAGTCGTATTTTTGTGATAACTATTTGCTGCTTTTGTTCCTGAAGTATAAGTTGTAAATGAAGTTGTTGAAGGAACTATATATTCATCATCTTGATTTACATATGCAGTATAAATTGTTGCTGTTCCATTAACTGATATTCTATACTTACTTTCTTCGTGCCAGGTGCAACCTCCTTTTCTATTTGTTTCTGCTTTTGTGGGACTTGCTCCTTGATATTGCCAAGGGCATGCATTATGTCCTACTACACGATAAGGTAAAGTTAAGCCCTCTGTTGCAAAAGGACTTGCTAATTCAAAAGATATTTCTAGTGCAGACTCTTGTTCTACTCTGTCAATAATCCATATCTGTCTAGCAAACTCAATTGGAGTATTTCCTGAGCCTGGGTCAGCACTACCATCTTTTAAATACTTAGCAAGAGTTCTTCTTCTAAAAAACTTTTTTCCTACTAAGTTTTGATAGCTTTGGTCACCTATTGCGCTTAAAAAATCTGTTGTAACATTTGAGAATGTAATAACAGGCCTTGCACTTGGGCCTCTACTTTTTACTTCAAATTGTTCTTCTTGAATTGGAATTGCAGTATAAGTTCTAAGTGTTGAATTATTATCAAAATCATAAAGTTGAATTGCAGATAAGTCAGAATCTAGCTGAGGGGCAAAGAATGCTTTAGTCCCTGCACTATCAATTTCTAACTCATATAAAGTTACTAAACCAGAAGGTTGCTCTAACCCTTGAACTTCTTTTATTGCAATCTTCTCTGTCATGCCTCATAACACCTTTGAAAACTTGCACTTAAAGTATAAAAATCATCATATACCCATGTTTGCGACCAACTTTTACAAGTTACTTTTATAGTTTCAGCTCCATTTGTATCATCAATAATCATTTCAAATTTACTTACTCCGCCGAGACTTTCAAAGAAAGCAACTAAGTCATCTATCTCTGCTTTTGGTCTTGTACTAAATGATACACTCATTGTTTGGTCTAATGTATTTATACCATTTGCAATTCTTTGTTCGTATCCATCACCAAAACTTACTGCGTGAATTCTTGGTGTATTATCACGAGTAAATCCTTTATCTACAGGCACAGCTGCAGAAAATCCACTTATATTACTACCGCCACTTTGTCTTATTGCTGTTGCCATTTTAGCTTAAAATTCCTCCAGGTCTTTTTTCTCTTTGTAAAGTTTCCATTACAGATGCTTGTATTGCCATTCCAAGTGCTTTTCCTTGCTCTTCATTGAATGTTGAAGAAGCATTTCCACTTGCATCTACATTTACAACTACATTGTTTACATTTCCACCGCCGCCCTGCATTTCTACAGGTATACTTCTACCATTTGGTAATGGAACAACTGCCTCTGTTCCATGTAGTATTGCAGGATATCCTGATTGAGGTCCTCTTGCAACACCACCTACAGAGTATGAACGACCAGATTTTTTCATGATTCCTCCATCTCTTGCTCCTACTCCAGGCATTATAGTACGCATGATTGCCAGTGCTGCTTGTTGTGCAAGTATTTGTGCTATTGCGTTTAGTACTGCTCTTGTCATATCTAAGAAAGCGTCTTTTAAATTTTTTGTTCCGTCAAGTAATCCTTGTATTGAAGAAGTAAGTGATTTTTCAAACGCCTCACTAAAAGCTTTTCCTAATTGCATTGTAGGGTCAATGCTATCCTCTAATACTTGTTTTTGTTGTTTAAGTATTGCAAGTTGTTGTCCTTGTTCTAATATCTTTTGTTTTGCGTCTTCTTCATTTGCTGCGTTTTCAAGATTTGCTTTATTAAAAGCTATATCGGCAATAAGTGCTTCTATCTCTGCTTGTTTTGTAAGAATACTTAAATTTGTTGCAGCAACTTTTCCAAGTCTTGTGCCTGCTGCAATTCTTTTCAGCTGAGTATCAAGAGCACTTTGTGCTGCATTCTTTTGTTTTGTTAATGCATCACCCTTACTAATTTTGGTTGTTAGGGCTCCCTGAATATTTGTGAGCGCATCTCTTCTTTTCATTTTATTAAGAATAGATTGTTCATCATCAGTTAATTCTTCATCATTCTCTACTTTTCTAAGTATAGCTGCTTGTTGTGCTTCTCCTGCTACTTTAAGAACAGCATTTAATCCATTAACTTGACTAGTAACATCTTTAAGAGCCATGGAAGTTGCTCTAGCTTTTGGTGCTATTCCTTGTAGTGTTTGGTCTAATTTTGCAGCTCCTCTTTCAATTGTATTCATTCCTTCTCCTGCAGCTACAGTGTTTGCAATAAAATCTTTTTCTGCTTGTGTGAATTGTTCTACACTTGTTGCGCCTCTTTCTGCAATACCTGCGAGTTCTGGAAATGTTTCTCCTAATTTTTTTGCTCTTTCTAAAAATGCTTCTTCTGCCTCTGCAAGTTTGTTCAAACGTTCAAAAAATGCAATTTCTTCTTCAGATGCAGCTCTTTTCTCTTGTGCTAATATCTCTGTGCTTGATCCGCCTGTTACAGAGCTTCTGATTCTAACAGCTTGAAAGTCTTGAAGAAGTTGCTTGTTAGTAGGGCCTCCAAGTCTTGCATCTGCTAAAAGTGAGTCTGGTCTGTTCAGACCCTTACGAAGGTCTTCAATAAGACCTATTCCCAACTGATGGCCCATTGCTTCAGCTACTCTTTCTTGGTTTCTTTTTACTATTTGGTCAAATGTAAATGATAATCCTTCGTCTGCCATTTGTTTATCTTTAGCCATCATTTTATCTATCTCTGCATTTAATTCTTGACTTCTTTTTATTAACCCGGCAGTACTTTTGTCTGCTTCTTCCGCTTTCTCTCCAAAAAGACCTAACTTTTCTGCTCCTGCTTTTACTCCTTCAAAAACAAGTAATCCAATACTTATTGCTGAAAAAACTGCAAAAGCTTTACTAATAACTCTTCCTGCAACGGAGGCTGCTCTGGACATTCCTTTCATAGCTGTAGAAAATGCTATTTGCATTTTTTTGAATCCTATTACTGCTGTAGTTTCTACCTTTTTAAATCCTAATATTGTTTTATCTACAAAAGTTGCTTTATGAGCAACGGACATTTCATTCATAGTTTTTATCCAATTAGCACGAATTTTAGCGTCCATTCCTTTAAATATTCCTATTTGTTTTGTCGCTTGTGCTTTTAAACTTCTAAGTTGACGGTCGCTTATACTTCTGCCTGCTGCTAAATCTATTTGTGCTTTGGACGTCCCGGTGCCGAGTTGTCCTTGTGCTAATATTTGTAATTGTTTTTCAGATGACTGTCTGCTTGCTGTAGCTTTAGCCATAGCTGCTGCTTGTGATGCCTTAAATGAATCCATTGATTGTCTAGTTCTATCTATAGCTATTCTTTGCCTCTCAAAAGATTTTTCTGCTTCAGCAGCCATATTATCAAAAGCTGGTAGCATGCTTTGAATAAGTGGAAGTACGAATAATCCAAGTGCTCCAATAGCAGCTCTAAGATTATTAGAAAAGAAGTCGGCAAGAGCCTCTGCTGGGCCTGCTATTGCTAATTTAAAAGTATTTAATAAATCATCAAATGCTTTTTGTAATTTATTTATTGAGTTTGTAGTTGGGTCGGATATTGCTGCGATCGCTGCAAATTTTGAATCCACTTGGTCAAGAACTTCATTTGTAACAGCTTGTGTTCTTTGAAAGGCAGTTAGACTGTCTTTGGTTATACCAAGAGCTGTTGCATATTTTCTTGTTGCTGGGTCAAGTCTTAGTATGATACCTAATTCATCTAATAGTTCTGGTTCTGCTTTTGTTGTACCACGAATAAGACGATTAAAAGAGTCTGTTACATCTCTACCTAAAGCTACAGATACAAGTTTTGCTGCTTCACCAAGTCTTACTAATTGGTCAGAACTTAGTCCACCTGCTTTACCAATAGCAGCTGCTTGAGCAGCATCAGTAAATCTTACCTGAGCATCTGTTGCATCAATAATACGATTTGTTAAACTTTCATATGCTACTCCTGTAACATGAGCAAAGTTTGCTTGACCCTCTCTTAGAACCCTAAAATCTGCCGCTTGTTGTAAAAATCCAAATACAGCTGTAAGAGCAAAAACGTTCGCTGCTAGTGTTGCATAAGCAGGTACAAGAGAACCTGATATTCCTCTTGCTAAGTTAGCGAAGTTTTTTGTTTGGTTTGCAGTTTGGTTTATGCCTTTTTTAGTAGCATAAGTTGTTTTTTCTTGTGATTTTTCAACCTTATCAAGTGCCTTACCTGCTTTTTTAGCATCACCAGCAAATACTTTTAGACTGCCATCATCACTTACTTTAAATACTAAATCTGCTAAATTTATCTTTTTTGCCATTAACCTTGTACGTTTATGCCCGGCTTACTGCCTGCCTTTGCTTTTCTTTTTGAGGCTTCTTTTCTTTGTTGTGCCTCTGCATTTAATTTATTTGTATGTCTAGCTTCTATGTGTTTTACAAAAAATACAACTGTTTTTTTGTCTTCTACTTCCCAAACGTCAAGTAGTGTTCCTAATGCTGCCATATCTTTGCCCATATGAACTCCATTCATTCCGTCCCATCTATCGGGCATAAGGTCATGCAATAAAAAAGCCACCTGAACTTCAAACGGATAGTCCGCAGCAGTTGGTGGCATATCATCACGGTTAGGTTCAGTACCTGTTTGGTCGCACATCTCTAAATATGCGTTATAACTAATTTGACCGTGTTTAAATTGTTTATCAAGTATAGAGAATATCTGCTCTACTTGACTTTGGTAAAATTTTCTAAATCTCCTGTGACTTCAGTTACCCAAGTATCAAAGTCTGCAGCGTTTTTCATTAATATTTCTGCGTTTTCTTGATTAAAAGGTAGTTCATCTTCAGGATTGAGACTGCTAATATCCACCAATAGAAGCTCTTCTAGGTACGAATATTTTAAACCGCTCCACCCCTTGATAACAGCTTTTACATA